GGCGGATCCGGCGGATCCCCTCCCCACCTACCGTCGCGTCCTCCGTACCCTGCCTGCGGGCGTGTGGGTGATCACCAGCCCCTGGATCACGCCGCCCCCAAGCCCACCTCCCTGGTGGGACCCCTGGCTACGCTGGGGGATCCAGCAGGCTCGTGCCGGACGGCGCCTCGTGTGGGTCACGCCCCAACCCATCCCGTGGCTGACGGCAGCGGATTTGGCCGCGTTGCGCCGTTGGTCGCGCTAGGCCCTCTCCGCTCTCCAAAGGAAGTGAGGTTGTGTTAGACGGCATGTTCGCCACCGGCACCTTGCAAAAATGGATCGAGACCGAATCCCCCCGGGAACTCGCCCTGGACGGGCTGATCCTCCACGCGCTGGCCGTGCTGGCCATTCCCTACGCGGATCCCCAGCACCACGCCTACCCCATTGACAGAGCCCACATCCATCCCGCCATCACCTACTTCGGCAAGAACGCCCACCGCTATCCGCCCAAGCTGCGGCGGCAGATCGCCCGGCGGATCCTCCGCGCCGCCTTGCGCTACGGCGTGGAGGTCGGCAAGGACTCTGTGGTCCGGCAGATCGCTGAGGGCAAGGACAAACTGCCCGCAGGCAAGCATGAGCCCGGTACCAGCCGCGTCTACCGGGAGGAACACAAGGCTGAGGCCCCGTCCCTGGGGTCGGTTGGCCCGAGCGGCCCGCACCCCTTCCCGCCCCTCGCGGTGGAAGAGGACGCCCGGCGGAAGAACTGGGGCGACCAGGAACTCTTCGACGACATCGAAAAACTCCGCAAGTGGACCGACACCGCCGACAAGGAATTCAACCTGCTCTGGGACTTCCTCTCCGCGCTGTCGGATCCGCCCCCTGCCCAAAACCCGCGTGGGTAGTATATAAGTGAACCGACCTCTAACGCGCCCGTCCGCATCCTTGCGGAACGTACACGTTGGAACGCGAAATCTCCACATAGGTCCGGTGCGGTCAGCCGACCGGACCAGTGCCCGTCCGCGCCGTTGATCCGCAAGCGGGGCGCCGGGCACGCACACAAGGGAGGCAGGCTTGTGCCCGTCATTGCCGCCCCTCCGAAAGTGCTCACGGCGGATCACACCCATAACCCCTGGGTCGCGAAATATGGGCTCTCCGACTGGCGGATCCACGGCACCGTCACCTCGGCGGTGGAGGATGCCGAGGGCAACGTCTTCACGCCAGATCGGATGCATTGGGATCCCTTTTTAGTGCGGGGCTACCTCGACATCGACCACGGGTTCTTCAACCACGGCCTCGAAGAGGCGGTGGTTGGTGTCCCCGAGGCCGTCTACGTGTACCCCGACCATGTGGAAGTCACCTTCCGCCTGCTCAACCGGCCCGACGCCCAGGCCATTTATGAATACGTCAAGGCCCATCCCAACGAACTCGGTTTCTCCATCGCCGGGCCGCTGCAAAAGGCCCTTTTAGAACGTAACGGCACGTGGCCTGGCATTGAGTGTGTGGCCATCACCCACGCGCCGATCAACGCCGAAACCAATGCGGTCGCGCTGTCGGCCCAGCACTTTCGGCTGGTCTGGCAGACCGTCCAAGCCTTAAGCGCCTTGGCGGATCCGCCGACCTCCCTCGGAGGCTGGCGTCAGTGGTTCTTAACGCAGGGCTGGGATTGGTGGACGGCGCACCGCTTGAGCCTGTGGGCCAGCACGTATTGGCCCCAACGGGGGCAATCCACCCCAACCACCACCCGGCAGTGGTTGCTGAGCAACCTGCTGGTGGATCCCCAGGATTTGGAAGCCATGCGGCAGCGCATTGCCCACCACCTCCGCCAGTACCGCCGCACCCACCCCCACGATCCCCACTTCCAGCCCGACGGGCGATTTTACTCGCTCGCGGACGCGGTGGCGCATTTCCGCCACTGCGAGGGGTTCACCAAGGAGCAGGTGGCCCACATCCTGGGCATCATCCGCAACCAACCCACCTTCATCATTCATCCCCCGGCGGCGCAATTCACCCGCCGTGCATAGAAAGTGAGGCTATCGCACCTTGCGCGAATCGGCTTCTCGGCCTGAAGAGTTGCTGGAGGAGCTTTTAAACCTCGTCCGCACCGGCGACAACGGCCCGATGTATGAGGGCTGGGGCGAGGATCAGGAAAAGCTCCGCCGGATGCAACTGGACGGCGGGGATCTGTACCCCGAGCCGTACACCCGTTCAGCCCATGTGTCTGACCGGGAAAACGAAGAATTACTCGGCGCGATTCTCCGGCTGTTCGGCGAATTGGACCGCCGGGAGCCCGCTGACGGCGTGGAGGCCGTCCGGGAGCAACAGCGATCCGGTGCCAACGTCGCCGATGTCACTACCAACTATCCCGGCAAGTTTCGCTCCCGCTTCCAGGAGCAGTTCAGTGGCGTTGGGTTCGCCTCCCTGGTGGATCGGCTGATCCGCGCCGAAGTGGAACGCCGTGCTGCCTCGATGGCGCTGGCGATGGTCAAGAAGTACCTCTCCGCCCACAAAGCGGAAGCGGCGGACCATGCTCATGACCGGGGCATGGCTGCGGACGGCGGCAAGGAACACGGCCTGTGCGGCGTCTGCGGCAAGTCCCTCGCGGACGGACACCGCCACGACGCCCACCACAATGTGAACCTGCCCAATGTCGGCATGGAGGCCGCTTCCCACGAGAAAGGCGACAAGGGTGGCGAGGACAGTGCCGAGCGCCGCGAGCGCGAGCACCTGATCGAGGCCGTCAAGGCGGACATGGACGAGATGAAGAACCAGCTCTCCGCCGCCCTCTCCGAAGTCGCGGCCTTGCGGTCGCAACTGTCCGCCATGCAGGCGCCTGTGGGATCCCGCACCTGGATGACCCAGCCGGTGCCTGGAGGCGCCAACCAGCCCGGCGTGTTGCAGCCGACGCTCTCCGCCGAGCAGCAGGCGCTGGACCAGAAGATCGCGGCCTTCTCGTTGCAGGGGCGCCAACTCATCGAACGGATGAGCCAGGAGCCGGATCGGGCCGCGAAAGTCCGCGAACAGCTCATTAACGCCACCCTGGCCTTCAAGAACGGCGTGCCCGCCAGCATCACCGATCCCGATCTCTTGCAGATCGCGCAGAGCCTGAGCCTGCCTGCCACGCTGCCGGGATCCTTTGGGGTTCCGCACGCGGAAGGGGGAGCGCAGTAACCGATGGTCAACCCCATTTACTACCAACTGACCACCCCGCAGACGCTGACGTTGCAGCAAAACATCATGGAGCTGCAAAAGGCAATGGCGGTCCAGTACCTGGGCGCCTTGGGCCAGTTCCCCGGCCCGGGGGAAGTCGGCGTCCAGTCGTTGGAGTCGGAATTCTACATTCTGACTTACGGCGACAGTGAATTCAAGGGACTGGCGGACATCGAGCCGGTGCCCGTCACCAGCTTGGTCCACCAGTACCAGCTCCTGACCCAATATGGGTCGGACATCCCCGCCGCAGTTGGCATGGCGGCGCTGCCGGGGATCAACCAATCCTTCTACCAGCGCGGCTACGCCGAGGTCCGCTTCTTCGCGGATCTGCGGCAACTCCCCCTGCCGATGCTCCAGATCGAGTCCTCGGTCGGGAACTTGGTGGCCCGCTACACGGCGGACTCCCTGTACGCCCTGGCCGGGAAAGTGGAGCATGAGATCTGGCATGGGGACTCCGATGTCAACCCCTTCACCTTTGACGGGTTGAAGAAGCAGATCAAGAATTTCATCCAAAATCCCGCCTACGGGCAGTTCGTCCAAGCACCCAACATCGTGGATGCGCGGGGGGGCTACCTCACCCCGGCGTTGTTGGAGCAAGCGGTCGAGATTGTACGGATGAACTGGGGTCCGACCAACAACCTCCGCCTGCACGCCTCGCCTGCCGCGTTGCAGCCGCTGGCCACCAACTTCCTCGGCAACCAGCGCGTGATCCCGAGCCTGTGGAATGGCGGGGCCGGGAACCGCTTCTCCCGCTGGGACGCGCAGTTCGGCACGATCTTGATGCGGGACAATCGGTTCACCGAGAAAGCCCCGTTCAACCCGCTGCCAAAGACATCTTCGCAGAACTTCGGCATCGGCCCGAACGGCCCGGTCAACCCCACCGCCGCGCCCACGGTGACGGTCAACACCACCGACCCCGCCTCGCAGTGGGTGTCCGGATCCAGCTACTCGCCTCCGGGGTACTACAGCTACTGCTATGAGTACATCAACCCCGGCGGGGTCTCCCTGGCCTCCCCCATTTCGGCGCCGCAGAACATCCCGGCGGGCGGATCCGCCACCTTGTCGATCCCGATCAACGTCTCCCCGGCAGTCACCGGGATCCGGATCTACCGGAACGCCACCCCCTACAGCTCGGCGTCGGTCACGCCGCAGTACAGCGACATGCAGATGGTCGGGGACTACCCGGTCGGCAGCCAGGTGGGCACCTTCACCTGGACCGACGAGAACGCGGATCTCCCCGGCACCTATGACGTGTTCCTGCTCAACCCCAACAAGGGTGCCGTCCACATGGGCCGGTTGGGCGACGTGAAGAAGTACGACCTCGCGCCGATTACGATGGCGCAGTGGTTCTTCACCGCCTTCTTCGGCATGCTGATCGTCCCCGCGCCGCAGTGGCACGTGTGGATCAAGAACGTCCAAGGCGCGACCTTGCCGACGGTGGCGGTGCCTGCGGCCTACTAATGCCGCGATCTGGGTAGGATTGGAGGATCCCCGTGAGTTATCAGCAAGGGATGATCACCCTCTACAACCCCACCAGCGAAGTCCAGTACGTCGGGACGTACACCATCGCCGCCGGGCAGACGGCCCAGATCCCGCTCAATGCGGCAATGACCGACACCACCTTCCTCGCCAAAGTGGTGTCGCAAACCGTGCTGATCGTGGGTTACCCTGGGTACGACTGGCTCGACTGGCCGGAGGCTCCCTATCCGGCGGCGTATGCCTGGCTGCCGCCGACGCAGTTGGGATCTTCCAACCCCTACCCGGTGCCGCCCATCAATTTGACCTTCGCCAAGCACGCCCGGCTGTTCGTCAATCCCGGCGGATCCCCCCTGACCGTGCAGTTGGCCATCACCCACCCTCCCACGGTCACTGGCGGGATCCCGACCACCTGGTATCCGCTCACAGACTGGATGCCCAGCGGGACGGCCACCATCAGCCAACCCACCCAGTGGCCGCTCCCGCCGGGGATCCCCCTCTTGCAAGCGGTGCTGACCTACTCCGGCACCCCGACCGTCTCCATGACGGTGACCTTCCAATAATCGAGGAGGTTTCCGATGGCAAGCACCGGCATCATCGGCACCGGCACGAGCCCGCTGTACTTCCAGAACATGCTGGACCCGTATGCGCCGAGCACGGCCACGCCGTTTCAACTGACGCCCGGCACCATCATCAACGTGCCCGGCGCGATCGCGGGAAGCACCCTCCGCACCAAACTCATGACGGTGACGATCACCGCCACAGGCACCTCACAGGCGTTTGCCCACAACCTGACCGACGTGAACGGCAATCCCACCGTACCGCTAGGGTTTCTCAACGTCGCGTCCACCGGGCTGTTCTTTTCCAACCCCCCGCCGGACGCGACCAACATCTACCTCAACTCGCCCTATACGGCCAACAACACTGTCACCATCCTGCTGCTGTACTAAACACATAGCTTATGAACCGCTTTGCCGTCACCGCCACCAACAGCTATAAGTCGCTTCAACTGATCGATCCCGGCCAGCGATCCGCCTTGGCCTGGAATCCCTATCCCCCCAATGGGGAAGGGGCCGTGACCGATGGGTTCTGGACGGCAGAGCCGTGGGGAGCGCAGTTTCGCGGCGCATGGCTCATCTCGCCGCAAATCGCCTCCGTGGCCTCCGGCACCAGCGGGACCGTCACGCTGCCGTGGCCGATCACCCAGTCGGTGGTGCCCCACACCGCCCTCATCTGGCTGGCCAACAACACGGATGTTTCCACCACCTGGACCCTGACCTGGACGCTGCCTTGGGGGAGTGGAACCCAAACCCTGGCCTTGACGGATCTGGGCACCATCACCCTCGCCGCCAGCGGCACCGGGCGGATTGTGGCCGTCGCACCAATCCCACCCATCAGCGCCCAGGCGACGACCGTGGCCTGGGAGATCGCGTTGGGCGCGACGGTGGGGGCGGCAGGATCCCTCAGCGCGGGGCTCATGTACTGGTAACCGCGAAAGGAGGGGGCCGATGGATCCCCACAGCATTGCCCAGCGGTATCTCGGCACGATGGCGGATCTGCGGGGATCGCGCTTCCGATCCCCGACCCCCGACGAGCGCCAGTGGGCGATGCAGGCTGTCCAGCAACGCTTTAACCGCGACCACCTCCGCCAGACGCTCCAGACGCTCGGCGTCCCGCTCAAGACGGCGGATCCCGCCACCGTCGGGCAAACCGGCTACGTCGGCAACAGTACGGATCCCCTCTATACCACCGCCACGGAGTCCATCCAGCAGCAGATCATCACCGGCGGATACTTCAACTTCCCCCAAAGCCCCGACGCCAGTGGCGAACTGTGGGGCAACATCGGGGAAGGTCCGCTTGGGTACAACTGGAACATCAACGGCAGCCCCATCGTCAACCCCTACATCCCGGCCTACTTCGGGGACCAACAGCCGCCCGTCCTCAACTTCCCGCCCGCGTTCAGCCGGGCGGATTTTGAAAGCCGCCACCTGTTTGGCTTCGAGGCGCTCCTGCAACAGTGGCCCGGATGGCCGCAAGCCTACGAGCGGTTCTACCACCAGGCGGTGGATGCCGTCGAAGCAGCCTTCGGCGGTTTCATCTATCCCCGCCTGATTTTGACGGACGGGATGGAGCGGGGCTTCATTCCCGGCACCGACTTCGACCTCGAAGAGCGAGAGTACGACTTCTGCCAACCTGCTGGAGAATGGGTGCTGACGCCGCAAGGCTACCGGCCCATCGAAACCTTGCGCCCCGGCGATATGGTCCTGACCCATACCGGGCAATGGGCGCCGATCCGGGAATGCTACCAGCGCCCCTACCACGGGACGATGCACACAATCTGGGTGGCGGGCCTGCTGCGGCCCGTGCGGATGACCCACGACCACCCGGTCTGGAGCTACCGCGATCCCGCCTACAAACAGCGCAAGACCCAGGTGCATCCGGTACGGCCCTTAGCGGATCCTGACTTCCGTCCGGCGGAGGCCCTCCGCGTTGGCGATGTGGTACGGTGGCCCATCGACCAAACCGTGCTCTCCCCTACCGCCTTGGAAGCCGCGTTCATCGCTGCCTGCGGAGATCACGCGGTCTATGAGTCCACCATCGGCACCCGAGACGCCCAAGGCCGGATCCGCACCGCCCAACGCACATTCCGCCCCCTGCGCCCGGAGGAAGTGCCGTTTATCCACGATCCCCGCTTCTGGCGGCTTGTGGGGTACTTTCTCGGCGATGGGACGGTCAAACCGTCTGGGATCATCCTCACCCTGGGGAGCACGGAAACCGCCGAAATCCAGGAAGTCATGCAGATTGCCGAGACCGTCCTAGGCCGTCGCGCCACCGTCACCGTCAGCCCCTCGCAACCCTCCTGTGTCCGCATCCAGATCTCATGTGCCGCGTTGTCCGGGTTCTTTCGCGGGTTGTACCACACCCCGCCAGGAAAACGGCATCACGCCGCGCACAAGCAGATCTACCCGTGGATGGAGTGGCTGCCGCTCGACGCCCAGCGCGAACTGCTGGCGGGATACTTCCTAACCGATGGATACCGTAACGCTCCCAAGCCCTCCCCCACCTATCAAATCACCTCCGTTTCGCGACCGCTCTTGGAAGCCATCCAGCGCATCGGCTGGCGGCTCGGCATCGCAGGCACCTTGAAACAAACCAAAGGCGCGGGGATCCTCCAGAGCCCCTCCAACGGCAAACGGTATCCGACAGCGCCCGCTTATACCTACTCCGCCGGACCCGATTTCGGACGGATCGTCCTAGGTCACGACACGGAGCAAACGCGCCGTCCGAGTGCGCGGCAAACCTGGGTGCAAGACGGGTTCGTGTATGCCCAAATCCGCCAGATTGACCGGGAGGCCGCCGCAGAGACGGTCTACAGCTTCCAGGTGGACCACCCCGACCACTCGTATACCGGCTATGGCATCGCGACCCATAATTGCGCGACCGAGTTCTATAACTGGGGCTGGACACGCCTGCGGTACACCCCGCTGATGGCGATCCTCAACATGACGTTGGTGTACCCGACCGGGCAGATGATCTTGCAGTTCCCGCCGTCCTGGATCAAGCCCCAGATGCTCTCCGGCGAAATCCGGCTGGTGCCGCCCCAAGGGGCCATCAGCCAGATCGTCCTCGGTCCCGGCGGCTATCTCGTGATGCTCATCGGGGGGACGCTCACCGACATGCCTGCCCTGATCTTCGTGGATTACATCGCGGGCATGTGGCCGATCCCCCAACTGCTCGTCCGGGCCATTGAACTGCGGCTCGCCTTGATGGTCTTCCCCATTCTCTCCGACGCCGTGGCCCGAGGCCGGGCCGACGTGGTGACGAGCGTGGACGGGATCCAGCACCGGCAGCTCTTCACCACCCGATCCGACGTGATGGGGCTCTCCGGGCGGATCAACCAGTACACCGCCGAGTTTGTCACCTTGATCCGCCAGGCGCGGGCGCGGTTTCTCGGCACCATCCAGACCAAGAAGTTCACGGCAATGTGATATGGAGCAACCGGCCTACGTCAATCCCGTCCACTGGGCAGAGCATGACTTCCAAGCGATGATCCACGCCGTCGCCCAGCCGGTGTGGTGGGTCTCCTCCAGCCCGTGCAGTTGCTATGGACGCTACCGGCAGGTGCCGGATCGGGCACTGACGTATGACCCGGAATGCCCGCTGCACGATGAGGACGGCTACGTGTACACCGACGCGGTGTGGATCACGGGCTCCATCCTCCAGAAGATGCGGCAGGATATGAGCTACGTGGAGACCGGCCAACAGATCCTGGGGACGGCGGAGTGGCTCGTCTTTCCCACCCAGATGGATGGATCCCCCAATCCCGCCTACACTGGCATCAGCGACCATGACCTGATCATCGCCGCCGAGGCGGTCGCCACCTTCACCGATCCCGTGCCCATCGGCCAGACCACCCTCCGCCGCCCGATTGTGCGGATTCTCGACATGCGCTATCAGGGTCAGTCGGTGGATCCGGCCCTGTACCGCGTGGAGCAGGGGAAGATCCAGTGGAGCCCGAGCCTCTTGGCCCTCTCGGGCGTGGTCTCGGTGACGTGGCAATACCACCCCATCTACACCTTGCTCACCGCGCTGCCCTCGATGCGCGTCTTCGCCGAGCAATCCTGGCCGCGCCGGGTGGCCCTGCAAGAGCGCAGCTTGATGGGCTACCGCCTGTGGCGGGCCTTATGGGGCAAGGTGCCCGGCTGGGACTGGATGCCGGATCCGCCGGAGGGGTCGTCATGAACATGGAGGTTGCGGTAGAAACGGATGCGTCGGCCTGGTTGCACGGCGCGGTGAACTGGGTGCAAGCCGCCGTGCAGGCGATGGCCGAGCGGCGGCAGCAAAACGGGATTGATCCCACGGCGGTGATGGAACCGCACGAAACCGGGGCCATCCTCCACACCCAAGCGCCAGTCCTGCCCGTCGCCCAGGTGTGGGTGATGACCAAGCCGGGGCGGGATCTCGCCCCTATGTTGCTGGCCCAACGGCCCGGCCAGCCGGTGGTCGTCCACCTGGCAGGCCCGCCGGATCCCGCCCGCTTCCAGCGCCAGCCGTATCAGACGCTCCTCACCACCTACTTCGGCATCACCCCCCAGCCGGGGGTCAACTACAGCAAGGCGCTGACCGAACTCGGCTACGCGCTGGCCAGCCAAGGCCCACTGCCGGAGCTGAGCTACGAAGGGCCAACGCAGACTGCCTATCCCTGGCGGAGTTGGCGCCCCACCCCCTACCGCACCATCACCGCGCAGACGGTGGCGGAGAATCCCGCCAGTTGGTGGACGCGCCCCACCTTCGAGGCCCAGGAGGTCTCCTCCGCCTCCGCCCAAGGCGGATCCGCCCTCCCCATCTGGCTTGAATGGGAGCAACTGCTAGGAGGCTAAATGCTCACCACCGTCCTGGTCTCCCTGTTGCCGCAAATCTACCAAGAGGCCGGAGTCCCGGTCCAGCCGGTTCCGGCGGAACCCCAAAAGACCGATCCCGATGCCTTGACCATCGTGCGCGGGTTTGGGACGGAGATCCCCGACCGCCCCTTGTTGACCGTGGCCCGCAGCGGCGGATCCCCCATGTCCAGTTGGTGGCTCGGCAATGTGGGCATGGTCCAGCCGGGGGTGCCGGTGCAAGTCACCTACTGGCAGGACGAAGTGACCTTGACGTGGGAAGTGCCTGCCTCCCAAGGCGGCGAGGTGGAGCTGGACCGCTTGGTCCAGATCTTCTTGGTCGGTATGACCACCCACTTCAACCAACTGGTGCAGCCGCCTCCCTACGGGTATGGCCTGTACAACCCCCGCTGGAGCATCGGGGCGGTGACGGCCATCAACCGAGGCCGGTCGAGCGAGGAGCCCAGTGGGCACCTGCTGTACCGCACCACCGGCCAGTTTCTCGCCAACGTGCCGGTTCCCGGCACGGTGGAGACCGGCATCCTGCCTCCGGTGCGGATCCAGTTCACCGTCCAGCCGGTGCCGCTTGCTGCCGCGTCCGCGCCGACGGCGACCGCCAGCCTGACCGCCTCAGGGAACGCAGCGGCGCCGGAATCCGTGTCCTTTGACGTGTTACTTACCGAATAAAGGAGGCCGCTTCTGTGGCGGTTACGTACCAAAACCAGACTCTGGGAGTGCCAGGTGTTTACACCTTCGTCAACCCCAACGGCCTGACCGTGCAACCCAGCGGGGCCAACAACCTCGTGGTGCTGGTCGGATCGTCCACCGGCGGCCCTCCCGGACAGTTTGTGATCCCGCCGGATCCCCTCACGGCCCGCGACCAGTTCGTCGGCGGGGATCTGGTCAATGCCTATCAATTCGCGGTGAACGCCGGAGCCGGGCAGGTCGCGCTGTGGCGCGTGGATCCGGCCACCCAATCCAGCCTGACGATCTATGGGAGCAACGGCCAGCCGAGCTTCACCGTCACCTCGGCGGATTATGGCGCGTATACCGACACGTTCGCCCTCGCCATCTCCGGGACGGTCGGCAACCTGACCGCCACCTTCTATGACGGCTACCGCAACCTGACCTACAGCCAAAGCGGGCTTGGCCCCGCAGGCAGCATTGCCTACACTGGCAATGCCACGGCAGCGGTCGGCGCGATCACCAACGGCCTGACCGCCCCCACCGTCACCGTCTCCTCGGGCACCGGCGGCAACCTCGGCAGCGGCACCTGGGGCGTGGCCGTGGTGGCCAAGAACGCCGCCTCTCGCGCCGTCTCCACGGTCGCGACGGCCAATCTGACCGCCTCCAACAACACCCTGACAGCCAGTTGGGGATCGGTGGTCGGGGCCTTCACGTATGACGTGTATCTGTCTGGAACAACTGGCTTCAGCTTTATCACCAGCGTGCCCGCCACACCCACGGCAACCACCTACACCGCCACCATTACCCAGCCAGGGCAGCCTACGACCTTGCCCACCGCCACCAGCGGCCCGGCGTTTGTGGCGTTGCTGGCGGGGCAGACGGACGGATCCCAAAACATCAACCTCGCGCTCACCGGCAACTACGCGACCTTCGGCCAGTTGGTAAGCTACCTCAACGTCCAGGCAGGCTACACCGCGCAGACGGCCTCCAGCCTCGCGGCCCAAATCCCCTGCACCCTGCTGGATCCCTCGACCGCCAACACATCGTTGTTGGGCAGCGGGATGAATGTGACCAGCAACACCGGCGCCGTGGTCACGTGGCTCAACAACCTCACTATCGGGTCCCTGCCGTATGTGAACGCGGTGGCCGCCACACCGCTCAATCCCCCGGCGAACCTGCCGCTGACCAACCTAGTGGGGGGCACCACCGGCACGGCGGGGTTGGCCCAATGGCAGGCGGCGGCCCAAGCGTTAATCCAGTTCACGCAGCAGAATCCCGGCGGTCCCCTCCCCCGGTACGTGGTGGCCCTGACCAGCCAGATCCCCTTCGCCCAGGCGCTGGCCCAGGCGGTGACCACCAGCGTCAACCAGTTCCCGCCCCTCTTTACGGAACTCTTCATCGGCGGCGGCACCGCCCCGACCGTCCAGACCGAAATCCAGCGCAGCGCCCAGTTTGCCTCGCACCGCGTCATCAACGCCGGGTGGAGCTTCTATGGGTATGACACCAGCATGAACTACACCCTCTTCCCCGGCTACATGCTGGCCGCGATCTACGCGGGCCTGCGGGCCAACCTTGGCGTGGCAACGCCCTTGACCAACAAGCTCTTGCCCGGCGTCCTCGCCATCGCCAATCCGCCCTCGCCTGCTCAGGTCGCCCAGTTGCTAGAGAACGGGGTTGCGGTGCCGATGGTCAACGAGGTCGGGCAGATCGTGATCAGCCGGGGCGTCACGACCTCGCCGATCCACGCCAACCTCTACGACCGGGAGGAATCGGTCACCAACGTGGCGGATGCCGTGCGGATCTTCCTGATTCAGAACACCGCCAACACCAACACCAACATCATCGGCGCCCCCAACTACGGCAACGTGACCACCAAGGCCTTGATCGGCTGGATCAACAGCTTGCTCGACAAGGTGCAGACCTTAGGCTGGATCGCCGGATACACCCCGGTCACGCAACTGACGCCCATCCAAGGCAACCCCTTGTACCTCGCCGCGCAAATCACCATCCAGGTGCCGACGCCCATCAACGTGGTGGCGTACACGCTCAACCTCACGGTGCCGCAGGCCGCCTAAGAGGAGGTTCACCATGCCGATTACCCTCGCGCCGAATCCCGTCGGCCCTGCGATTAACACGGCGGGATACGCCGCCAACGTCGAGCAGGGCACGCAAATCTATCTCACCATCAACGGCCAGATCCTGGGGTTCGTCACGCAAGTCCAGCAGAATGACAGCTATTCGCCCCAACCGTTCTATGCGTTGGGCCTGTTGATCCCCGCCGACATCCAGCCGATGCAGTTCCGGGGCCAACTGACGGTCAGCGGCGGACGCCTGTACGGGGGCGGCTGGTTCACCGGCGGGATCGGATCCTCCCAACCCGTAGGCCAGATCAGCCCGGCAGCCACCGCCCTCTTGCAATCCGGCGCGTTGTCGATTGTAGTCTACAACCTCGTCACCGACCAACCCGACGCCATCTTCTACGGCGTGGTCCCCAACACCTTCAACTGCACGTGGCAAAACGGCGCGTACACCGTCCAGCAGTTTACCGCCCTGTACCGCAGTGTGGCCTAAGCCCTTGCATCGCACGTTCGGGGGAGCTAAAATAGAATGGTAGCTCCCCCTTTTCCCTTCTAAGGTTTTCTCCTTGATTCCCATACAGGAGGTTTGCTGTGGAGACGGGCGTCCATGCTTTGGAGGTTCCCGGCTACGGCACCTTTAAGGTGCGCCGCCGGACCTTAGACCTTGAATTGCAAATCGCGGTCGAACGCGACCGGCTCTTGCGCGAACATCTCAAGCGCAACAACCAATTGAATAAGGCGGACGTGCCCTTGACAATGGCGGATCTCGACGCCACCACCAAGAACTTCTTCACGTACCTCGCCACCTTCACGCAGACGGTGGAGGAGTATCCCGCCGACCGCTTCGACCCGCATAGTTTTCTCACTGAGTGGGCCTCGGATGAGGCCGTCGAATTTCTGACCAAGTATATCGAGGCGCTGGCCCAGCTAGAGCAATCCTTTCGCCGACGCCTGGAGCCAGTTGCTTCAGGAGCCGCCGTGGAAGTGGATCCTGCCGCAGATCGGCCTCGCGTGGACCCCGCCGGAACTCCTCGCGCACGCCGAGCACGGGAAGCCGGACTGGCGGATCGGCTTTCTTCGTAAACTCTCCGAACGACACGATCTGACCGTGGCGGACTGGTCCGCCATCTTCACCGCGCTCGATACGCTCTACCACGACGACGGGTCGAGTAAAACCTACCGCACCACCACTGAGCCGGATCTGCACACCGTCGCCCACATCCAGAAGTGGGCGACGGTGTGCAGATCCGGCTCAGTGG